AGCCTGGCCGGTTTCCTTCGCGACATCGACCTTGCACGCGGCATTGAAGATGCCGAGAGGCTCCTGGGTGCCCGAACCGCTCATGATGGCCTCGTCGAGCAGATACGCGAACTCGTCCGCGAACGCCTCGGTGGCAAAGGACTCAAGAGCAGCAGCGTCCTCGAGCACTTCCTCGGTGGCGTAGTACACGCCGGCGAGCTTCTTGAGCTTGAGCTCCATCTGGCCGAAGGTGGGCTTCGACGCCGTGATGGTTCCACCCTCACCGATCCAGTACCCCTGCACGCCACCCATGCGCGAGCCGGCCGCACGGGACGTCTCATTCACGTAGTTGACCGTGAGGCGGTTGCTGGAAACAGGGTTCTTCTTGCAGCGGCTGGCGATGACGGCGAGGTCGTAGGCACGCTTCAGGATACCCGGGGCGTGCTCAGGTTCCACCAGAAACCCACCGTCCGCGGGATTGTCCTCACCGGCACCGGTCGCTGCGTTCTTCACGAGACGCGGGTCTGTGTTCGCGGGGTTCAGCTTGGCGTTCCGTACCTTCTGCAGGAACTCACCGAACCCGTTCTTCCACTTCGGGCCCTGGTTGTTGACATCGACGCGGGCCGGCGGGTCCTGGTCTTCAGCGGGCTCGTTCAAGTCGTCAAGCAGCTGGGCGACGAGCTTCTCGTCGTCGAGCATCTGCTTGGCCTTGGCAGCACTCGCCTTGGCCTCGTCGAACTGCTCCCTCTCCTCGTCGGTGAAATCGCGTTTCTCTTCCTTCGCCTTGTCAAGCAGCGACTTCTGCGTTGCCAGGGCGTCCTTCAGAATCTGCAGCCAGTCCATTTGTCCCTCCTTTATGGAGTTTTGGTTGTGTGGCTATGCCTGTTCGAGTGCCGCTTCGGTTTCCTGAACAGCGGCCTCGTACTCTGAGTAATCGACTGGATCGGATATGTCGTCGGTTGCCGGCGGCTCCTTGGGATCTGCCGGTGCGACGTCCTTCGGCGCCGCGGGTTTGCGATTCTGCAGCTGCGACGTCTGTGGGGCCAACACAAACTTCGACGCCTGGAAGTTGCGGAAGTTGGCCATGGCGAACGACATCCCGTTGACCACCAGGTTTGAGTCGTCCACCGCTGCGGCCGCGAACTGATCGGCATCTACCGAATCGGCGAAGCCCATCTCCACCGCCTCCTCGGCTGTCATCCAGGTCTCGGCGTCCATCATCTTCCTGACCTCGTCATCTGACACCTTGGTGCGGTTGGTGTAGGAGCCGCGGATTGGGCCGCTGATCTTGTCGAGGAGATCCGCGTACTTGCGCAGGTCCTCGGCGTACCCGAATATTCCGACCATCGGGTTGTGGATCATGAGCATCCCGTTCGTGGCCATCACGCGCTCGTCGCCGGCTTCGAAGATGACAGAAGCTATGCTGGCAGCCAGGCCGTCCACCTGCGTCATCACCTTGGCGCTGTTGCGCTTTAAGATGTTGTAGATGGTGAACCCGGCGAACACGCTGCCGCCCGGAGAGTTGATGAATACGTTGAGCTGCTCGAGGTCCCCCAGGGCGTCGAGTTCCTCCTGGAACTCGGTCGGTGTGACATCATCGTCCCAGAACTTCAGGTCGGTGATCTCGCCGTATATCTTGATGTCGGCGATCCCGCCGCCCTTGTTGGTGATGCTGTACCACTTGGCCATGGTCTACTGCCTCCTTGCCTCGATGAGAGAGTGAACCTCATCGGTGAGTTTCTTCAGCTGGTTATCTGCCTGGTCCCCGCCTGCCTCAACCATGTTCACAGGTTGCAGGTAGACGTCGCCGTTCTCGATACGGTTCATATTGAGCAGCCGGCGGATATCGTTCACCGACAGCCAGCCCCACTGACGGCCACGGGCAAAGGCGTCGGCCATGCTCTTCGAGTCGCCGCGGAGCAGGGCAGCCATGTTGTACTCGAGGTAGAAGCCAGCCTTCCGTTCTTGCCTGGTGAGCAGCTGTGCATTGGCACACGACTCCCAGCGCTTGAACCATGGAAGCATGGAGTACATCGAGAACTCCAGAGACTGGTGCTCGATATTGTTGTTGGTCGCGCGGTCCAGGTTCTGCACCATGTGCATTGGCACGCGGTACACCCGGCAGATGTCCTCGATCTGAAACTTCTTGCTCTCGAGGAGCTGGGAGTCGACCATGTTCAGCTGGAACGGGACATAGTCCAGCCCGTCCTCTGCGAGTATGGGCCTTCCCTTGGTAAGGAATGACCGGTAGTTTCCCTCGAGGCTCTTCTGCAGGCGCTTGAGCGCCTCGTCCTTGAGTTTCCCAGGGTGTTTGAAGATCCCCGAGGGGGCGGCGCCGTTCTTGAAGTAGTTGATACCGAACTTCTCGTAGGTCATGCCCAGGCGGATCGCCTCGGCCGCGTACGAGATAGGAGACATGCCGGTGACGCCGTTGAGCGAAGGGCCCGGAATGTGGAACACCTGCTTGCGGTCGTAGCTCTTCTTCTCGGCCACGCCGCCCTGGTCGATGCGGTACACGAGGCCGCCGCCGGGCTTGGTGCGCTCAATCTGCACCACCTGGTGCAGGAATGGAACGAACGAGTGCAGGTCCCCGCCCTTCGTTCGACGTATGAATGACACGAAATTGCCGCCCGTATTGAGTTGGTACATGCCCATCTCGGCGAAGTGGTACGGGCTCATCTCATCATTCGGAGCGCTGTGGAGGAGGTCGTACGCACTCGTCTCGAAGGTCCGGTCCCGGTCGCCGCCCTTCAGTCGCTTGTACTCGAGCACCGGCACGCTGGCGAATGTCTCAGCCAGAACACGGCAGCAGCCGAACACAGCGGAGAACCGCAGGGCAGTTTCCTGCGTCACCACTATGTCATTGTCATCGCCGACGTCGTCATCACCCGACATGAACCTGCGAATGTACTCGTCGAACGTCGACTGGTTCAGCATGCACGCCACACGGTCGAATAGTCTCATAGCGTTGGCATTCCTCGCTCTTCGTAGACGCTGGGCTCGTGCAGCATGGCCCGGGTGAACGCATTGATGACCGCAGCGATTAGGTCGATCCGCTGGCTGTCATCCTTGTGCTTCTTGCTCAGCTTGATATTCCCATTGGAATCACTGACCTCCCGCGCGTTCGCAAGACACCAGGTAAGAAGGGGGCTTCCGTCGTGGACAATGCGGTCCTGGAGGACGAGCTCTCGGAACTTCTTTGTCGGCTCAGACAGAGTCTGCACACCCTGTCGCACCTCAACGCAGGTGTACCCCTCGTCGTCCATCTCATTGGACAGCTGCCTCGCACCGTAGGGGTCGAAGCAGAACTCCTGCACGTCGTACTCATTCTCGAGCTCCTGGTCGTGGATGTGCTGCTTGACGAACCGGTCGTCGGTGACATCACCAGGTGTGAGCGTGCACCAGCCATCTTTGGCCCAGTCCTTGTATGGCACCCGGTCGGTGTGCTCGTGCTTCGTGGCTGACGCTTCCGGGATGAACCCGTGAGCACAGACAGCGAACCGGTCGTCTGCTAGGGGGAACACGAAGCCGGCCGCAGTGAGGTCGATGCTCTTCGAAAGGTCGACCCCGACGAACGTCTCACTCTTCTTGACCAGGTTGAGGAACTTCCGGCGCGACACTGCCAGGCTCTTCCACCGGCCCATGTGGCCGCTCATGTAGCGGTCTTCGGCGTCAGCCTGCCACATGTTCACCCGCTTGATCATCCACTGACGTTTCTTGCTGTTGTCGCCCGAGTTGAACGCCAGGTCGTGCTCCTCCTTCACCTCCTCGCGCAGCGTCTTCGAGTACTCGCTGCCTGCACGGAAGAGGGGGTTTGCCTTCTCCCACACGCTCTCGTCGTGGGGATCGTCGTCGGAGTCGAGCTCGAAGATGATGCCGAAGTAGGAGTCGTTGGCGATGGTGCCCGACAGGATCTGCTTGACGATGTCGTCCTCGATCTTGCAGGGCTTGTTCTCGGCGTCCTCGCCGGCCGTGGTGATGATGAACTCCAGGCACTGGGACCGCTTCCCCTTGCCTGAGCTCGTCACATCCTTGACCAGGGAGGTGGGGTGAGCGTGGTATTCGTCGATGATGATGATGCAGGGAGCTCCACCGTCCTTGTTCTTCGTGTCGCGGGACAGCTTCACCATCTTGCCGCCGCGGGTGCGGTGCTTGATCGTGGTCTTCCGGATGTCGAGACGCTTCACTACCTCGGGCGAAGCCAGGCCCATCTCTCGAGCATCGCCCCAGACAATGCTGGCCTGCGCACGGTCGACGGCGCCGATGACCACCTCGGGGCTGCGTTCGAAGACGTAGCTGTCGGTGTCATCGCGATCGGCGGGCGGGTAGAAGGCGTCGCTGCACATGCCGTAGTTGGCGATGCCCGACATCATGGTGCTCTTCGTGTTCCCTCGAGCAACCCGGATGTATGCTGTGCGGAACCGGCGCCGGCCGGTGTCCTTGTGGACCCATCCGAAGATGACGCCCAGGACAAACCGCTGCCAGGGCTCCAGCTCAATCGGCTGCCCGGCGTAGGGCCCGCGTACGTGCCGGCAGATGCTGAACCACTTGAATATCCGGTCGGCTCTGCTCTCGTCGAAGGTGTAGGGGAAGAACCGATCCGACTTCGCCCGCTTCAGGTCCCGGAGGTGGCGCTCGCAGGCGAGCTTCTCCCACTTGCATGCGACGTACTTGCCGGCGACAACGTCGCGCGCGTACTTGGTCGTCGGATGCACTTTCGCCTTCTTCATCCGTCACCGAACATGCCTTGCATGCCCGGGTCCTCCTTGTCCTTCTTGGCTGCGCGATTGATGCCGCTGATACGCGACAGGGGAGTGAGGAGCAGCTCGCGGTCCATCTTCTGCAGCTGGTCATTGTACCTGGCCAGCATGAGGTCGATGCTCTTCGCGTGCTGCAGTTTGTCCTCGAAGCTCAGGCTGCGCTTCCGCATGAGTTGCTCGCGCCAGGTCCTTACCTTCACGTAGTCGGCATGGGCGAAGCAGCGACGCTCGAGGAGCTTGACGTCAGCGTCGGTCAGGAAGTCGACCTGGCTGTCGTTGTAGACCTTGACGATGCGCCTGAACTCGGTGAGGGCTGTCTTGTTGGCTCGGAGTGATGCGGAGGGTTTAAGGGCCTTGCCGCCCAGAACGATCTCGCCGGCCTGGCGTTTCTGCGCCTCAGATTTGGTGAGG